GAGGGCAATCTCGGCAAAGACCCAGAGCTCAAGACCACTTCCACCGGTCAACAGTACGCTATATTTAGCTTGGCTTGGTCGGAAAGCTACACAGACCGAACGGGCGCCAAGCAGACCAACACTGAATGGTTTTCAGTCAAGGTCTGGGGCAAACTGGCGAATAACGCCATGAAGCTAGCCAAGGGGGATCTTGTCTATGTGGAGGGTAAGTGGCGATCATATCAGAATGATGGGACTCGATATCATGAGATTGTAGCTACCCACGTTCGAAAGATGAGGATGCTCACCACTGAAGAGGGGCCACACCCGAGCGATCTGCTACCACCAGAACAGAGCCCTTGGAACTCACAACCACAACCAGTCAGTCCATGGGATAAGCCGTGGAACTGACTTAAACAAAAAAAGCCCACCTTGCGGAGTACGTCACAAGGTGGGCAGGAGTGCATTCAATGAATACTACACTAAACACACCAAGCCAAACTAAAGCGGCGTTTCTTTTCTATCTGGAGAGAGCATGACACCATATGAACTTATAAGCACTTATTCAGTCTTCATGAATGAAACAGAAGACGATGTAGACCCAAAAGACTTGATTGGGGCTATTGCTTTAGCCTCCATGGATGAAGAATGGAGCAATGACCATTCACAGATGAGTTCAGTGCGACAGATGAGTTTAGTGTTTAAGATGTTACGTCACTATGAGCCTATTCACCGTGAAGTGATGAAAGAGGCTGTTTTAAAGGCAACATTTGAAAACAACTCTAGAATGATCGATCTGCTAGTCGAGATCTGGGATGAGCCAAACGTATTCTTCAGAGACATAAAGTTTAAAAACTGGTGTGAAAGCGTTTGAGGGTATCTATATGAGACAAACTGACACCAGCCAACGCGCGCGCGAAGACGATGACCACGGGCTCACTGTACTCATGAACCTGCTAAGAATGCTCATAGTTAAGAATGATTATGAGCCACTCAGTAATCCTGAATGGCTACTATTCCAATCAGTCACTGATACACTACTTAGAGCGAGAATGCCTTATGCCACCGAAGAGGAAGAAAAGAGCACCGACTAAAGAGAAAGTGCTCGAGAACTTAAGGGAAGGGATGACCAGAGCAGCAGCAGCTACTCAATCAGGCATCTCAAAAGCCACCTTCTATCGCTGGATGGATGCAGACGAAGAGTTTAGAGAAGACGTTGAAGCGGCTGTTGACTTCGCTGAGGCCGTAATGGTCAGTCAGATCAAAACCATGGGTCACAGTCGCGACGACTGGCGCGCCATCGCTTGGCTGCTCGAGCGGCGCTTCCCTGATAGATGGGGATTAAAACGCGAGGTAGAGGTTGCAGTATCCCAAAAGAGTGATGGGATAGCGGAAGTGAAGGCCATGATTGAACAAACAACTCCCCTTGTCATCCAAGCCCAACAAGAGCTGAGCTCAGATGAACAAGAGGAGTAAACCCAATCACGATGAGTACACTAGAACTGAATGAGCTTCAACGCAATATCATCTCGAGGATAAGGCTTGAAGATAAGATCATCGCGGCGCGTTGTGGTTGGGGTTCAGGTAAGACCTCGGCGCTGGTCTTCGCGCTGCTGTTTATCTCTAAGATCAGGCCTAACTCATCTTCTCTTCTAGTTACCGACACTAACCCGCGTTACAACTCTGTTCTCATGCCAGAGATGGAGAAGTGGCTTGGCCCTCTTGGATGGACATACAACCACACTCTTAGAAAGTGGGATGATCCACATTCTGGTTCTTCTGTCTGGTGTCGCTCGTACTATCGCCCAGGGACTCGAGATGCGACCCATAACCCACTCGAGGGACTCAACATCACAAGCGGCGTTTGCCTCATCGATGAATGTCAGACACTCAGCGCTGAGGTGGCCCATAAAGCGCTTGGTCGTCTTCGAGCTGGGCCTACTCCTATTCTTCTACTTGTGGGCCTTCCGGTTTCTGATGCGTGGTGGGTTCAAATGGCAGAGCAAGCTGGATGTACTCCACTGCTTTTCAGCTCATACGTGAATGAGGCCAACTTAAGCTCTGAATGGTTCGAAGCGACGAAGCTACTACCTCATGAAGAGCGCGAGGCCATGGTGATGAATAAGCCACGGCCGCCAACTGGGCTCATATATCAGGAGTTCACCGAGAGCCATATCATTGATGGATGGGAATACCACGAGAGCATGACTGGACGTATTGCCATCGACTGGGGATTTAGAAAACCGAGCGTATTAATCATGGCCTATGATGAGCAGCTCGGGGCTACTGTGATCTGCGCTGAGATCAACCCGACCGAGGTTACAACCGAAGAACTGGCCAGATTGATTTTATCTATCGCTTGGCCCAGATCGATGAAGGATAGCGCGCCATCTCCTAGGATATGGCTAGATCATGGAGTAGCAGACAAAGCGGGGAAAGCTCGCAATGATCAGACTGGCGCTAGTGCATTTCGCGCTATGCGAGCGGCTCCACCTCGAGGGCTGGGTATGGGATTGAGAGCGACCACAGACCCAATCAAGACAGATGTACTGAACGGCATTCAGAGATTAAAGCGCGCTTTCGCCAGTCGTAAATACCTCATCACTCGTGAGGTATGGGAAAGAGGAGAGATGACGGCTAACAACTCTTTGAGAAAGGCCTTGATGAGTTATGGCTGGGACTCGAAAGAGCAACCCAAGAAGGACGGCCGAGAAGACCCGCTTGACGCGCTGAGATATGACTGCATCACTTGGAACTGGAACGATTTAGAGGTTGATGCTCGGCGCTATGTAAGGGCAGGCGTGGAACGCAAGGTTAGAACGGGTTCAGCGAAAGCGAGATCATTTTGATTATTCATGGTGATAGCCTTGAAGAGCTTAGAGCTCTAGAAGATGAGAGTATTGATGCCGTAGTAACTGACCCACCTTATGGGCTCGGCAATACTTCACCGGCTCAAGTCACCGAGTGCCTCAAGGCGTGGTCTTCTGGCCAGACGTGGACACCAAAAGGGCGCGGCTTTATGGGGAAGTCTTGGGATGCTTGGGTGCCACCACCTGAGCTCTGGAGAGAAGTCTTTAGAGTTTTAAAGCATGGTGGACACGCGCTGGTTTTCGCCTCATCCCGTACACAAGATCTTATGTCGATCTCACTAAGGCTCGCAGGGTTTGAGGTGAGGGATACTCTCCAGTGGCTCTATGGTTCTGGTTTTCCTAAGAGCCATAATGTCAGTAAGGCTATAGATGGAATGTATGGTGCTGAGCCTATAGTTATAGGTACTGAAATACGCTATAACGAGCCAAGCGGTATAGTAAAAGTTAATCAAGGTGAAAAAACAAAGATTAAACGCAAGCTAACTGCACCCGCCACCGAACAGGTTGAACAATGGCGAGGCTGGGGTACTGCGCTAAAGCCAGCATATGAGCCTTGTATACTCGTGAGAAAACCTCTTAGTGGCTCAGTCGCTCAGAATGTGCTCACGCACGGGTGTGGGGGGGTCAACATTGATGCTTGCCGCATTGATACAGATGAAGTGCGTGTACAAGGGGCGCAACAATCAACTGGCGCAACAAATATGGGGGGGAGTAGAGAAGGGGGCAAGGTTTATGACAAGGGGCGATGGCCCGCCAATGTAATACTCGACGAAGAAGCCGCGCTTGCCCTCGATGAGCAGACTCAACAAAACACGAGTCGTTTTTTCTATTGCCCCAAGGCCAACAAGGCTGAACGTGAAGAGGGCTTAATCACTGATGAGGCACGGGCCAACATTCATCCGACTGTAAAGCCCATTGCGTTGATGCGTTATCTATGCCGATTAATCACGCCACCGAATGGAACTATACTTGACCCATTCACTGGCAGCGGCTCAACGCTTTGCGCAGCTGCTCTCGAGGGGTTTAATCCTATAGGCATTGAGAGAGAAGCTGAGTATGTGGAGATTGCAAGAGCGCGCTTGGCTTATTGGTCAGGTGGGGTACACGTTCAGGAGTCACCACTAAGAGAAGAACAGCCAGACACGACTGAGCCAAAAGAAGTTCAGTTATCTTTATTCTAGATCAATGAAAGCGAGAGTCTTTTAATGCAAGCGCTTCTCTTTCAGCCTGATGTTGAGAAGGTACATCATAGAGAGGCGTCATCATTTTACGCTGATCATCACTATATAGGGACAGTCGGATATAACGCTTTCACGGTCGGGATCAGGACTCATCAAGGTGATCTGAGGGGGTGTGTGAGTTTTGGAGTTCCCGCCACTCATGCTGCTCGCTCTTCATGGTTTGGCGCTGATCTGGCTTCAGAGGTATATGAGCTCACTAGACTAGCGATCTGTGATGAGCTCAAGGCGTCATGGTTCGTAGCTCGAGCTCTTGAGTACTGGCTGAGATATAGAGAGCGGGCCAGTCTAGGAGCGGTGAAAGCGCTGATCAGCTATGCCGACACGAGAGAGGGCCATCACGGCGGGGTGTATCAGGCGATGAGCTGGATATATTGTGGAACCACTGAGCCCACTACAGGATTTATAGACGCTGACGGTCGGCCAGTACATAGGAGACGCAACGGTCAAAACATGGTCTATGATGACCTGCAGAGGATCAGGACTAGCCCGAAGCATAGATATGTGAAAATACTAGGATCATCACGACAGAGGCGACGAATGAGAAAAGCGCTATGCTATGAGGTGATGACTTACCCAAAGACTGAGGAGAGACCATGAGTGAACGAATAGCGCTATATGATGATGACATTGGAGAGGTGCTTTACATCGATCATATGGGGAACGATAAACGAATAGTAGACGCGGCGCGGGTGTCATTCGGTCGAGATCTCACCACTGAGGACTTCAGCGACCGAGACCGGAAGCTTCTTAAGTTCTTGATGAGAGAGAAGCACACCTCACCTTTTGAGCACTGCTCTCTTACCTTGCGCTTGAAGGTTCCCTTGTTTGTCGCTCGCCAGATCATGAGACATAGAACATTCTCATACAATGAGATCAGCAGGCGATATACTGAAGTTGACATTAGCTTGTTTGAGTTTTCAGACCTACGATACCAGAGCAATCAAAACCTACAATGTAGTGAGGGTCAGCTGGATGAATACGCCAGCTCACAAGCTCAAGAGCTCATGGGTGAGATAACCCAGTCTTGCTTGATGGTCTATCGTACTCTGCTCGAGGTGGGTATTGCTCGAGAGCAAGCACGCGCCATTCTGCCTCAGTCGCTTTATACTGAGTTTTACATGAGCGGTAATCTCCTCAACTGGCTTAAGTTCGTTCAACTCCGAGATACAGAACACGCTCAGCCAGAAACGCGGCGAGTCGCTCAAGCAGTTTTAACTCTACTTGATGATCTCTATCCTGTTACTATTCAGGCATGGCGCGATCTTCGTTTATAGTGAGTTCTCTATGCTTCCCAATCTCGACCATCTAACAGGAGACAAGTATATGATAAATCCTGATGATCTGAGAGACTGGAGTGAAGACATGGACGAGACCATTTGCGCTATATGCGGCTTGAGCTCTGAATGCGAATGCTTTGAGCATCCAGCTCATGATTGTGATGA